CTAGTTTATTAGGTACTTCAGATAAAAATTTAAATTTTGCATGAGAATATATTTTTTTAAATTTTTAATTTTAAATTTTGGAAATGAAGCTTTACGAATTTCTTTGGCAAGCGTTGTAAAAAAATCGCTGATAAGTTTTTTTCTAGTAGAGATATTCCAAGGATTAAATTTCACTATAATGAAATTTTCATCATCTTTAAAATCCTCCAAAGTCATATTAACGAAAGAGGTCTTTCCACTACCCCAATCACCTATAATTCCAAAAGTAATACTATCTTCTTCTTTATAATTTTTAATAATTGTATTTAGTTGTTCTGCTACTGAATTTCTACCGAACAAATCCTCCTCTTTTTTCTCTATAGGTTTGTCTATATTAACGCTTTCTAATTTTTCTTGTTTGTTTTGATTATTTTCCATAAAATAAGCTCCTTTTGGTTTTTGAGATTATATATAATTTTAACTATGTTTTATGATAAAAAGAACCAAAGGTATTCTAATCACTCTTGAGAGGGTAAAAAATATTTTTGGTTTTTTGCTTTAAATAAGGAAAGATAAAAAGCTATCTATAATTTTTTAAGATCTATTGTTTAGGTTTTTACTAAAATCATCTAGAGATAGTTGGATGTTTTTTGAAAAATATCATTTGTAATTTAAAATAGGTTCTTTGTATCGATTTTTCCTAACTTTTTGGAATAAAAAATAAAAAGTTAGGAGAAAAGTTAGGAAAAAAGTTTCAAAATGGATTTTAATGGAAAAAACTTTAATTTAGGCTTTATATAGCTACAAATGCCTATTTTATCTATATTTTATAAGTCTGATATTTATAGTAGCTTATGGTACAAATGGTGCGGTTAGCGAGATTTGAACAATATAGAGATATTGCCTATATTTACATATAATTATTTTATATATTTTTACAAAGTCAATATATAGGTCAATAACTTTTTAGAATGTAAAAATAAGATTTCTATTTTTTTCTATTTTTTCGTTTAATATATCTGTGGTTTCAAAATTATACCATATTGTAGGATTAATCATATCTTTTGCTAATTCCAAAGCTTCGCTCCCATTTCCGCCTTCATTGTTGTCTAAATCGCTACCTTTTTGCTCATTTATCATATCAGGGGTATTAGCTGTAATGCTTTGTACCACATCAAAAATCTTACTAGCTCCGCTTAATAAATTACCCGCAATATTTAAAGTTGATTCAAAAGTTGTCATCTCTTGTGCGATTTGTGCTGTATTTTTTGTAAAATCAGCGGCTAAATTCCAATTATTGGCACCCCAAGCACCTAGAAAATTAACAAGACCCCAAACAGCATTAAGAATGGAGAATGTTTTATTTCCAGTTAGAGAACCTATGGCTAAACCTAAGCTAATCCCTAGTGTGATTCCTGAAGCAATGGTTTCACTCACTCCTATTAAAGTACCAAGCCATGCACCTTGCCCGCCAATCCACCAAGTAGCTACAGCTAAAACGATAGTGACAATAGGTGCTAAAAAGCTTAAAATTCCTTTGCTTGATTTTTCGTATACATAAAGATAATAAAAACTATCCCATAATGCAAACCATCTATCTCTGCGCCCATAAGGCAAATTTGAACTTTTTCTATATAGCGGATATATACTTGGCGTAACACTCGTATCTTTTTTACCCCAACTTGCATTATTTAGAGAAGAAAATGCTACATAAGGCTCTTCATAACAAACAAAATTAAAACTATTGTAAAAACACAAGGGGAGTGCATACTTGCACTTATATATTTCTTTTATAGAGTTAAATACTTCAAAAAAAGATACTTTTTTGCTTGTTAAAGCGTAGTATGTTTTACCTGAATCACTCTCTCTAGTTTTTTGTGCTTTCTCATATACATTATAGGCTATTTCTACTTTTTCGATTCTAAATATATTTTTATTTAATTCTTTAAAATCATTATAAAATTTTTCAACATCAATGCATAATTTTTTATAAGGTTTTCCAAATAATGGTTTAAATTCAATATTTTCCACTTTAATGTTTGGTATTTTAATATCATCAATACTAGGATATATCCATTCATTATTTTTTTGGATGGTTTGGCAAAAAATAACTACTTCGATATCGTTTATAAGCATTTCATAATTTATATTTTCCAATGCCTTATTTAATATATCTTTAAAATTTATTTTTTCATCGATATAAAAAAATCCTTTTCCGTGATATTTCCAAGCTTTTTCTTTTTCAAATAAAAGAGTTAAATTGTTTGGAAAACCATAATAATACTGCATATTTCCTAAATTATATTTAGTTCTTATCTCGCAAATATCATGATATATTCCATTTTTACTGCTAGGATCTCCTTTATAAGGTTTGTACGGATCTTGACCTACGAAAAATTGATTTAAGCCCAAATTGCCGTGACTATGTTTATCATAAGGGGCTGTCGATGCACTTTTTATGTTATATTTTTTTACAATATAGGAGTTTGGGTAAAGAGGATGTGTTGCGTTTTGGCTATAACTCCTACCTTTTCTTATGAGTTGTTTATGTAAAAGTTCAACATATTTATTTACGCCTATCATGGCATAAGTAAACCATTGTTTATAAACCTCCCCTGTATCTAGCTTACCTATATTTGAAGGGTATGCAGGCTTAAGAGTGTAGTTTTTCATAAGCCTTTTTTCATCTATTAGCATTATTAAAATTTTTCTATATTTTCTATCTTTTCTTTAACAAGACTCATAATCTCTTGCGGTATATCAAGCCCACCAGTGCAATATCCAAATTGAACACTTTGTGTAACCTTTGCAGCTTCTATTCTTAAGTTATCATCTATTTGAGCAGTTTGTCTAGCTATTAATGCGGGCTTTGCTTTTTCTGTTTCTGTTTGCGCTTGCAATAGTTTTTCTTTTTCTATACTTAAGCTTTTATCTATATTGACACTTTGCTCTTTTAGCTCTAATTCATCATCTATTTGAGCGGTTTGTCTTTTGACTAAATTTGCATTTGCCTTTTCTGTTTCTATTTGTGCATTTGTTAGATTTATATTGGCTTGATTTACTATATTTTCATCTCCACCTAAAATCATTTGCAAGGCAGTGTTTTGACTTTGTGCTACTATGGTTTGTCCAACACTTACTAGAGCTTGTGCTAAGCTCTGGAATTGTGTATCGTTTCTAATTATATTATCATTCCCAAATTGTTCTAAAAGTTTTTTAAATTCTCCAAATGGGGATTTTTCTGCTAAGCTCATTTCTAAAATTTGCGGATAAATGTCTTTAAAAACTTCAAGTCTTTTATTGTAATCAACATTTGTATTACTCATTATTTAGCTCCTTTATTTTGCTTATCTGAATTTCACACTGTTTGTATTTGTAAAAAAGCATAGAATAAGCATTTAAAATATCTAGTTCATTTTTTGCCTTTGGCTTTTCAAGGGGACTTAATGTTAATAACTCTTGCGGAATTCTAACTTTTTGAATTTCTATTTTGGTTACTACTTGTTGAGTTTGCATCCCACAACCTATCAACGACATCGTTAAAAAGCTTGGTAATATTATTTTCATTGCTTTTATAAATGTATTCTTTAACATATTGCACCCTTTCTTGTACTTGATTTTTTTGATTGTTTGCTTCATTGATTGCTTTTAGCTCCGCTTTGTGAATTTGCGTGAGTTCTTTTAGCTTTGCTTCATTGTTTCTGTTAATCTCCAAAGCCAAAGCTAAATCACTTTGGCTTTTTTCTAATTCAGCTTTTGTGCTGTCAAGTCTTAAGTAAAAATATCCTAACAAAATCAAAGATAAGCCTAAAGCAATATAAAGCTTTTTGTCTCCGCTAAAGAAGCTTAAAGCAAATGATATTAATTTACTCATACTAGCTCATTTACGATTTCAAGTTTGATTTCTGATAAGTCTTTCTTATACATTAAATCGTAAAATTCTTTACAAGCTTGCCTACTAGAAGTTATATACTCGTTATTATTTGCTTTTGTTAAGCCTAGAAGTATGCAACCTTCGGTGTTTTCGTGGCTATTTCCCCAATGTATCAAAATTCTTCTATCAAGTGGCACTTCTTCATTATAGACATTAATCACAAAATCATCATCTTTTAAAACTTTAACACCTGCTACTGTTTTCCTACCGCTAATATTAAAGCTAGAACCTGTATGCCTTTTTAAATTATAAATGCCTTCTGGTATTCTCAAATCCTTGTTTCTTTCAACTCCTTCTTTATCCTCTTCTAAAGAAAAGCATTTAAATAGCAATTTATCATCATCATTAAAAACTTTAAATTTGCCTATAACACAAGTTTTTCCAGTGTATCTTCTAATGATTTTAATTTTCATTTGTATCCTTTAGTTTTTTATATAATCTATTAGGACTTGAACTTCCTGCATTCATATCTCCTAGCTTAACCAAACCACCTATTTGCAACGCTCTTATTATGATTTCAGAACAAAACCATTTGTCTTCACTATCTTTTGTGAATGTGAAAAAGCCCAAAATTCCTAAAAAATCATATTTTTTTCCTATTTGAGAGTAAAGAAATTCTTTTATTTTTGTCTCATTTATATCATTGATTTCTATAAAATCCCATCTGCCAGTATCTTTAAATTCTTTTATTCTTACTCCTTTATCTCTAGGACTTGAGCTAATCATTAAATTGTCTAAGATTATTTCACAGTGAGAATAGGATTTTAAAAAATCTCCATTTAATCTTTCTTTCCAAGATGAAGTAAAAAAAGCTATTGCTTTATCAAGAAAAGTAGATTTGTCATTTTCTTTAACTTTATAAAATGCAATTTTCATTCGTTTTCCTTTCTTTTATAAATCATTCTTAACTCATCATTTCTTATTTGAGTAAGCTTAACAAGCCTTTCATCCATTCGCATAAGATCTGTTTCTATAGCTTCTAGCTTATCGTTAGTTTTAGAGCAATGCGTTTGTATAAATTTGATTAAGCTATCATTGCTTGCTCTGGATACTGCAATTTGTTCTCTAATAAGAACATTAGTATTTTTGGTTTCACTTATAAGTTCTTTTGTTCTTTCCCCAGCTTCTTTATGTAAAGTTTTATATAAATGCCATGCAATCCCAGCTAAGACAAAAACCATCAATCCTAATAATGCAGATCCACTTAAAGAACCGAGTATAGCACCTTCTTTTATTATATTTTCAGTACTCATTTTTCACTCTCCCATGCAATTAAATTTAATTCTTCTAAAGATGTGGCATTTTTCACTTTATTTCTTAGTTCATCATTTTTAAAAATAATACTTTCCGTATATTTAGCAATATTAACCCCAAATTCTAAAAACTCATCTTTACTAAATGTGATGATTCTGTTATCTTTGTCAATCCAAGAAATGTTCTCTAAAGGAGTGTTATTGAGATTTGCTAACATTATCTCGCTAACTTTTCCGCTGATATTAATTTTTGCTTCAGTATCAATTTGAAATGTAGTATTTTTAAAAGGCATAAATAAAAGTTTTTCTTCTTTTATTGCTTTTAACTCTTCTAATTTTAATTCTTTTAACTCTTCTAAGGTTTTTTCTTTAATCTCGTAAGAAATAATATAAAGATTACTTTTTTCATCGTAATTTTGAACTTGGTTAAGCATCTGTGTTTTTTCATTAAAGCTTGGCGCTTCTTCTTCTTTAACTTTAGCAAAACCGAGCTCTTTTAAAAGCTTATCATCGCAAGCACTTAAGAAATAAGTATCCTGTGCATCAATTTCACCTTCTTGAGTTTGCAACTTGACATTTTTGTAAAAAATATTGTCATATTTCAAAGTCTGATTTTCAATATCGTAAAACATATTTATTCTCCTTTAGTTGTAATAAAGTTCAAATTTAGTGGTTTTTATATGATTTTGTGAGGCTGGAGAATGAGTCCAGCTTGCATCAAGATTAACATGTTTTATTTTGCTTCCTTTTACCCATCCTTGATATGTAATTTTTTGTCCTTTGGTTCCGCTTCTGGTTGACACAACTGTCGTGAAAAGCTTATCATCTACAAATATTCCCCTTCCTTGAGTGGCTGATTTATAGCTAAAACTTTTAACAAATTCACATTCAAAAATTAAATAATATTTTTTACTAGCGTTTAAAGCTTTATTTGTGTTTATTACAGGAATGGATAAATCCTTATTTGCAAAAAACTCATCTTTTCCACCTATGCTTATCGCATGAAGGCTTTGTGATAATAGTACGCTAGTCATCTTAAGTCCTAGTTATTAAAACATTGCTTGAAGCTATGCAAAAATAAGCAAAAGTTTCAGTGCCACTAAATCCACTTTGACCTACTCTAAATTTAAAAGGTGCCGAAAAAGCAGTGATATTTTGAGCATTATTGACAGTGATGGTTCCACTTTTGCCAGCACTAGCCCAATTTGCTATACCAATAGCTCCTTTGGCTGTCATTGTTAAGATAAAATGCTGAGCTTGTCTTAAATCTATTTTTGGTGCTGTTTGATTTCCTAAGTTCTTAATTCCGCCGCCATAATCCACATACCATTTTCTTGCCAATTGTGCATCTTCTGTGGGATTAGCACTACACACAGGCGCTGCATTAAATGTTTTTACACCTGCTATGGTTTGATTTCCGCTTAATGCAACTTTGCTATTTCCGACTGTATCTACATATGATTTGTTTGCTACTTGATTGTTAGCAGTAGGATTAGTTGCTGATACAGGTGGTGCTGAGAATGTTTTTACACCTGCTATGGTTTGATTTCCGCTTAATGCAACCTTATTGTCTATTTTCGAATTTAATTCCGTTTTTGCACCATTGATCTGCTCGGTTATTTTGGTATCCATAGCTTGAACTTGCGCATTAATATTGGCAATATCATACTCATTAGCTTTTGCATCAATTTCATTAATATATTCATTCTTCTTAGTTTCTAACTCTTGTTTATGCTCTTCCTTTTTATTTGATATTTCAGTTGTAGCTGTATTTTTAGCTTCGTTGACCAAATTTAAGGATGTGTCTTTTAACTGCGAAATTTGACTTGTAGCTGTATCGCTTATAGTTTGTATTTCTTGTAGCGCATCAGATTTTGCACTATCTAGCGCACCTGTTATTTCTGTATTTTTATTATCTAGTAAATCTAAAGCACCATCATATTTTTCTCTTAACTCTTGTAAGCTTTGTGATGCCAAATTTAAATCATTTACAACTTGCTCTAAGTCCGCCATTCTTTACTCCTTATAACTTAATTTAATTATTTTTTTATCAAATAAAACATTTTCGATTGAAAAAATGTGAGAATAAATTCCACCCAAATTATCTTTTATAATTTCATCAAATTTAGCTAGTTTTTCTTCGCTGGCTGTATCTAATCTGCTTATATTTTCATCTGTTTTATTTTGTATATTTGTTATACTTTCTTCACTGAGTGAATTAATAGAAGCTAATTTCTCATTAGTATTAGAATTAAATTCGTTAAGTTTGTTTTGATAATTTGAGTTAAAGTTGTTGATTAAAGTATCTAAATCTGATTTTCCTTGTGCCATGATAAGCTCTATTTGGTTTTTTTGAGCTAATATTCCACTTGTTTCATCTGTAACGCTATTTGACACTTCTTTCATTTCATCAACGATACTTTTTTTAAGTTCTAGCAAATAGCTTTCAATAGCTGTTTTATCATTAGCGAGTTCTGTTCTTGCTACTTCAGCCAATCTTCCTAAATCTTCATTAGCTATTTTAGATCTTTCTATAAAGTTAGCTAAAGCCACATCTACGGTATTTTTATTAGCTTCTACATATGCTTCAATTTGATTTTTTAGAGTCTCAATGCTTGAAATCTTAGCATCTACGCTTGAGTTTGCTTCTGCTAATTTTAAATCAAGTTGCCCTTTTAATCTTTCGCCATAGCTTTCTAAATCTGCTTTTAGATTAGAAATTTCTGTTTTGAAATCGTTGATAATAGCTGTAAAACTTCTCATATCTTCGCTTATTTGTTCGCTTTGTTTTACTGCTTCTCTCAAATCATTTATAATTCCAGTTGATGAGTTTATAAGATCTTCTATTTTTAAAATATCTTCATATTTTCCTACTATTTCATCCTCTAGCTTCTCGCAACGCTTTAGTAGATCAATCATATTTTGATTTAATCTTTGATTTTCAAAAAGAATAGTGTTTATTTTAAGTTTTATTGTTGCTTCAGCATCATTAACTATATTTTGAACTTCTGATTTTACATTTTTAAAATTATTGGTTATAGATATAATCTCATTCTTTGTTGCCACGATATTTGAAACAAGTTTATTTACAAGCTCTATATTAGAATGCAAATCTTCTTTAATACTTTGTGCGTGTTCTAGTTCTTGTAAGATTTGTTGCTTAAGTTCTATGGATAAATCTAAATAGGATTTGGTAAGATTTTTGTTTTCCTCTATTTTTTTAAGACCTGCATTAAAATCAACAGCTATGTTGTAATATTCTTCAAGTTTTATTTTTATAATTTCAAAATTTTTATTAAACTCATTAAGTTCAGGATATTTGTCTTTAACAAAATTAACTCCATTGCTTATATCTTTTTCTGATTTTATAATGTTGTTGTAGATTTCTTCTATATTATTTAAAGTATTTTTTATTTCATTGCTTATTTTTTCAATTTCATTTCTTTTGTTTTTAGTAAAATCAGTATTGCTTTGAGTAAGCTCGCTATTTTTTACAACTAAATTTTTAAGCTCTAAAATTTGATTATAAAAATTATTAACTTGTTCTTTTAGTCCTACAATTTCTTCTATTCTGGTATTATCCAAAGCAGTAGCAACATTTGAAATTCTTGCCAAAACTTGATTTATAATCTCAAGTTTTTCTCTACCTGTTTTTAACTCATTTAAGCTTGTTCCCATTTTTAACCTTCATAATAATCACTATCTTTAATTCTCTTTTCACAAAAGAAAAGCAGATCATCCATGGCTAAAAGCCATTTTTTATCATCTAAATAAGCTATAAAATCAGCACTATTTATACTTTGAGCATAGTCTTTATAACTCAAAGCTCGATTAAATTTATTTGTAAAATTACACTCACAACCATGTTCTTTCATCATCAAGCTCCTTGCCATCGTTAGCTATATACTCATTAATTATCTTGTCACATAATGCCAGAAAGTCTTTTTCTTCGCATCTTGTAATCAAATAACAAACATAATTAATCACAGCAAAACTAAGTGCTTCATCTATCATTAAATGTTCTTTTTCATTGTCAAAATCAGGCTCATCAGGAATAATCAAAAAATGATTATTTCTAACTTGCCTGAAAACTTTTTCGCCTTGTTCTACATTTTTTAAAAGAACACTAGGAACACATTTTGATAAAATATAATAAAATGCTTCCATAAAATAGGCTTTCAAAACTTCATCATCTTCTATCATTTTGTAAGAATTTTTAACTTTAGCGATAATGAGTTTTTTAGCCGTAGCACAAAGCATTATGCACCTTTTGCTGCTTTTAAAACCGCTTTAGCCTTTGCATTATTTCCACTAGTTAATCCCACTCCTATAGCAAAAGCATCAGCATTTCTTACTTCTAAAGTGCTTTGCGTATAAAATCTTTTTGCTTTTGCAGTAATATCAGTTGGAACATCTTCAATCATAGTAGGAATATAAAGCCCATGTTTCATATACTCAAAATCTCCAGCAATCAAAACATCACCCAAACCATATTTAGGGCTTAATAATCTATGCATATGGAAATTTACCGTTCCAAAATCTGTTTCAAGGCTCACTACTTGTCCTGCTAGTTTTGTTTCATTGCCTAAAATTCTTGTAGCAAATTTATTGATAGCTCCTTTTAAGTCAGCTCCTAAAAAGACATCTTTAGGCGTAACTCCGCTATTCCAAATGGTTTGCAAAATTTGATTAAGTTTATCTTCTGTTAGTTCTGTTGCAGTTCCGCTCCAATCTCCTGTTTCATCAAAAGCTAATACATTTCCACGCTTTCCATCAGCAAATCTATCTTTTCCTTTAGCGATATAATGAAAAAGTCCAGCCATTTCTCCACTTGTTGCTTCTTGTGCTTGAACATAATCTTTGAAAACTGATTTTTTTACATCACTATCTCTGCCTAGACCAAATAAAGCATATTCCATATCCATTTTATGTTCTTTGGTTTTTTTGCCTATTTGATACTCCATTTCATTTCCACCATATTGATTTGCTTTTAATAAAGCTTTTGATACCATGGCTTCGGTAATGAATATTTGAGTAGCATTTGTAGTTTTTTGAGCTGTGTTTTTTGTTTCCCCTACAAATTTGCTCAATTCCAAATTTGCGTTCTTTTTTGGTTCTTCAAAAGTGTCTGTAAGCCAACTATGGGTTAAAGGATTTGTAACCTTTGAAGTGCCTATTTTATTTAAAATTGGTGTTTCAGTAGCTCCAATTTTAATAATCGTTTCGTATATTGATTGTTTTAACTTAACATTTTCTGTTGCGGGTGCTGTATGTCCCATTGAAGGTAAAGCCATTTTTGAATTCTCCTTAGTTTAGTTTTAAGGATTTTTCCAAAAATGACTATTTCAAATATAGTGTGTTTTGAAATGATTTAGATATATTTTTTTTAAATAAGACTATAAAAAACCTATAAGTTAAGTATATAAAACATATAAAATAAGTATAAATTAATTATAAAAAAAAGTATAATCTAATTAAAATCAGTATATGCTAAATATGCTAAGAATTTTAAGGAGTAAAAATGTCAAACATAAATGCTTTTTTATTTGGCTTTACAAATATGTTTAATGCAGATATCCTTAAAGCTACATCTTTAAAAGACAGAAAAACAATGATAAGTGATTTTCATAAAAAATCAGAAGAATTAAGAAAACATAGCAATGAAGAGTATAACGCCAAATTCGAAAAAATCACAAAACAAAAGTAATATTATTTTAAAAATTTTTTTATCACGCAAGTGCGCTCTAGTCAAGTTCTCTTTGCTTTGGTATTAAGGCTGTGCAAATAAGCGAGATACAAGCAATAACGCCAAAATACACAAAAAAGCCCCATTCTATGCCAAGTGCTTTAAATTGCAAGGCTACATAATTCACGCTTCCGCCGAAAAGTCCCACACTTATCATACACCCAAGTCCAGCACCAAGTGCACGAATTTGGGGTGGAAAAAGTGAGGTTTTAGAAATAGCTGCCACAGCTGTGTAAAAACTTAACATAAAACACATAAAACAAACTATAACAAAGAGCAAAAACTCATTTGGCCCGCTTAATGCTACGCTTTTTAAAGCCATAAAAAGCGGATAAGTCCCTACAAGACAAAAACCAAGATAAATGAAGAGTGAAATTTTAAAGCCTATTTTATCGCTAATTGCTCCGATAAAGGGTATAGCCACGCACAGCACAAATAAAGAGCCTAGCATAATGTTATTGGCTAAGATTGTATCAACGCCGTTATTTATCATAAATACCTTAGGATAAACTGTGATTGCATAAAAGCCTATGGTGCAACCAGCCGTTACGCCTATTACTATTAAAAGGGCTTTGTAGGATTTAAAAAGGGCTTTAAAGCTCCCTCTATCAGCATAATTTTCAAGGGCTTTATGAGAATTATCCTGTATAAAACTTCTAAAAAAGAGGCTTAAAACAGCCAAAACTCCGCCCACGAAAAATAAAATTCTCCAACCAAATTCTTGCATTTGTTTTTCATCTATAAACAAAAATAAAAGGCTAATGCTTGCAACCGCAAGAAGTTGTCCGCCGATTATGGTAACATATTGAAAGCTTGATACAAAGCCTCTTTTGCCTTGTGGGGCAATTTCTGTTAAATAAGCTGCAACTATACCAAATTCCCCGCCAACTGCTATGCCTTGAATAAGCCGCAAAAGCAGCAAAAACACCACAGCCATATCTCCAATTGCTTGTTTATCAGGTAAAAAGGCTATGCCAAAAGAACCAAATGCCATAAAGATGATAGAAACTATCATCGCCTTTTTACGCCCCTTAATGTCAGCCATTTTGCCAAAAATAATGCTTCCAACAGGCAGCATTAAAAAGCCAGCCGCAAAGACACCAAAAATTTCAATTTGCGCAAAAAGTGTTGAAGTGGCATTAGAAAAATTATGAGCAAAATACACAGCCGCAAAACCATAAATATAAAAGTCAAACCATTCAACAAGATTGCCACTACTTGCAGCGATAACAGAGTGAATTTGAGCCTTTTTGCTTAGCTTGGTTGTTTGCATTTTTGTCCTTTTTGCTGAGAAATTTAGCCAAAAATTGTAAATCAACATGAATTTATGCTATAATTGATAAAAGGTTGGTTAGTAAATTGTCCGAGCTAACCGCAAAAAAACAATCGGTGAAAGTGTTGTTTTTATCCTTTGTATCTTTCAAAAGCTGTAATTATAAAAGTTCTTTTATTTCCTTTATATTCACTGCTTAAACCTATAATATAATTTTTATATTCTATTCTATATCTTATGTTGTTTTGGTTATTTAATTTCCCCTTATCCACAATATCGCTAATTAATTTCAAGTCCAACTCAGGATGCTTATCGATAATATGAGCTAAACCATAACCTTTATGTTTTATCTTATCTATTACCTCTCCCCAAACCAAATCAATATCTCCTAAATCTTTCCTATGAAAAGCCCCAGCTACCTGTCCTTGTTTTTCAATGAGTAGTTTTTGTAAAGCACCTTTTCCATCGTAATAATATTCTGCATAATTTTTTCCAAATTCTTTTAAAGAACGAGATAAAAATCAAGGACTTTAAGCCCTTAATTTTTATTTATCTTCGCTCCTTTCTTTTAATTTAATAAGACTTTTTAGCGTATAAGTGCCTATTTTTCCTGCTATTTCCCTGTTATTTTTTTTATCTGTAACCTTATCTATTTTTTGCTTTCTAGCTATAACTTGTTTTATTTTCTCAATTCTTTGCTTTCTAGCTTTTTTATCATTTTGTATTTTTTCATCAAGACTTTGTTTTACGCTTTTTTTATTCTTTTTCTCTACTTCTTTAGCCTCAATATTTTCTTTTATATCTTCCATTAAGTTTTTTTTAGGCTTAGTTTGGGTAGAATTAGGATTATTTGGTAGCCCATTCAATGAGTTATCATTTTTGCTACCTGGTTGGATGAAAGTTTGGATAATGCCAACATTTTCTTTAGTATTTTTCTTACTAACTTTTTCAAGCCTTGTTAAATCCTTTTCTTTAACTTTAGTCACATGTCTAACTTCTCCAGTATCTTTATTTACACCAAGTTTTCCTAATTTATTATCATTTAATCTTTTTGCTATTAAAGCTATATCCATTCTATTGTTTTTATAAAAAAATGTAGGATTTTCTTTAATTTCTTTTATAAGCTTAAACACATCACTAGGCTTTTTAAACATCTCATTATGCTTATTGGCTAAATATTCTAAGTCAGCTATAATCTCATCATTTGTAAGCTTTGCCAAATTTCTAACATTTGGAGAAACGCTTATTTTTACATTTAAATCACTCTTTGCTTTGCTCGGATCAGCTTTATCCATGAAGAAGTTGTCGCCTTTGATAACACCTTCTTTTATTAGCGCATCTTTTAATATTTTATTTTGTTCTTTATCTACTTTAATATAATTATCTAAAACATCTTTAAAAATTCTACTTTGTTCTTTATCCGCTATTTTTATGTTTTTAAGATTAGATATAACTTCTTTATTGGTTTTAGCAAGTTTTAATGCATCTAGTATTTGATTTCTTAACGCTTGTTCTTTGGCACTTTTCATAAAAGGAACTAAAGCATGTATTCTAGCAAAAACACCACTTATTAATATCCTATCAAAAACACCCTGTATTGTTGTGGCTATTGAAGAATTTGTTTTTTTGCCACTACTAGCTAAAGCCGTCATTATTAAGTCTTTATTGTTTTGATAAATTTTTGCATAAACATTTACTACTTCTTTTGCATATTTTAAATCTTTACTTACAAATTCTACATTATCCATATCTTTTGCTAGGTTCTTAAAATCATATCCTATATCTTCAATTCTATGTTTTGCTAGTAATGCATTAAAAGCATGTTTTTCATTTGTTTTTCGCTCTGCTTCATTCATACCTTCAAAAGCTCTTTTTAAATCTTTGTCTTCATTGATATTTCTAGCACCATTAGCTATTCTTTGTGCGAGTGCTTCGGGTGTTTCTTGGTCTTTGATTTTTCCTAGATAACTATTATTAAAATTTTCTTTTAACGCATAGTTTTTATTAGCATCTTCTAAAATCTTCTTTGCTAGTTCTTTATCACTTGCATTTTTTATCATAGTTTCATCTAAAGTATCTTTTACTAGCCTATAAGCTTCTTTAGTATTATATGTCTTATTTCCTGTGGCTAATTGCTTATTTATAGCACTTCTTAAGTTAAATATTTGCTCAGCACTTAAGTCTTTATCAATAGCATCTTCTAGAAAGCTACTAATATTTGTTTTTATATCTTGCTCTAAAAAATTGTTGTTTTTAAACTCTTCAATCTTTGCTAAACCTTCTTTGCTTAACCTTATTGAGCCGTTGTTAAGCTCATCTATACTTTTTATAGCTTGAGCATATTCATTATTAATTCTTTTTTTATAAGAGCTATTATCTTTTTGCCAAGCTTTATAATCAAACTCGCCATTTAAACCTGTTTTGTTCTTAAATACTTCATCTTGTTCTTTAATTATATTTAAAAAAGAAATACTAGCATCCTTATCAGACTTCAAAACATCATCTAAAAAACTTCCTATTTCGGGATAAGCTTGAGCTGATTTTAATAATATTTCTCTTCTTTGAGTAGTTGGAACTCCTTGTAAAGTATTTGAAATATTTTTTAAAATAGCACTTGTCCTTTTAGCGCTATCTTGTATAAATTGTGGATTATTTTTATTAAGTCCTTGCTCGACAATGTTTTTTAATATTTCTATTGTAGGCTTTCCATTTTCTAAGTATGTTGGATTTTCTTTTGCTATAAGTTCATCTATTTGTTTTTTATTCTCTACATTTTTTGTAAGATTATTAAAAATTGTTTCTGCATTTTGCAAACCACCATCTGTAAATTTTCCTATCATAGGAATATCTTTTTGGGTGATTTTATCTATAACCCTATTACCTAAATTACCACCTTTTACCGCCATGCCATCTATCATATCTTTACCGGCTTGTGCTCCTGTTTTTGCCATATTATAGGTATTTTTTAAAACTCTTGCTCCTTTGACAACTCCTGCAAAAGCTGCATCACCTATTAAAGAAAGTCCCGCATTTTCACCCATAAGCATAAGAGCTTCTTTTAAATTTGCATCTTGATTTGTATCTTTTGTATTTCCGTAGTAATCGTATCCTGCTCCCAAAGATGCACCTAATGCACCACCTGCAACCATACCAACTCCGCCACCTAGCATTGTACCGCCAATGGCACCTGCTGTTCCTAAAGCCATACTAGCACCATTATCTCTTAATCCACGATATAAATCACCCATTGTGCTACCTTGCACTTTAGAATAATTTCCGTTATTATCTTGCACCCAATAAGATCCATCATCATCTTGCAATAATCTTCCACGCCCTGATTTTTGCAACTCATCGCCTAAATCTCTCATAAACTGATTACTTTTTCTTGCTACTTCATTATCATCAGTAAAAATAGGTTTAGAGGCATTAAATTTAGACTGCTTATCTAAAATATAATTACTTAAATCATCAGCATTCATAGAAGGATTTTTATTGTAATCATACAAATCTCTTTTGTATTCGCCAATATATCCTAGTGGATTTGTTAAATTTTGGTCTTTAATATTGTGTTTTTCATATTCTTTAGCATATTTGTCTTTATTCTTATAAAAATCATTGATTGCTTCATTTTTTAAACTTGCTAAATATTCATTTGTATTTTGACTTTCATTTTGACTTACTTCATCTTGCAAAAAAGAAATAATGTTATTTTCTTGCGGTTTTTCTAATAAAAATTCTCTTATATTCATTGTATCAATCCTTGTTTTTTTAATTCTTCTACACTAACCTGCATTTTTTTACCCGCCTGATTGACCAATATTACATTACCATTAGCATCAGGCTCTGATATTTGAGCATTAATTCCATTAAAACTAACGCTATGTAATTTTGGTGTATTTTGATTAGTTGTTGAATTATTTATAATTACTGCATTTTTACTAGGTTTTGAGTATTTTTCATCCCAATAAAAAGCTTTTACTTTTGGGGCATAGTTATTATAAAAATTCATATTCTTTTTATAATCTTCTATAGCACTTTGTTTCTCCATATTTGTTTTTGCGTTTCCTAGTCTTTCTGCTAATTCCATTTTAAAAGAGTTTGGAGCTTCTGCCAACCATTCTCCTGCTAATGCTTGAGCTACCCTTTGATTATTTGCTTCCATAGTATAACCATTAATAGGGAAATTGGCTTGTATATTCTCTAAATTCCATTTAGCATTTTTACCACCCCTTAATAAATCACTTTGCATTCTTTTTAAGAATAAATCACTTGCATCATTTAAATCCGTGCTTTGACTTCCCCATCCACCAAAAGCACGCTCTAAAGCTCCATTCCAAAATCCATGTGTAGTATCGTAGGTTTTGCCTTGATTACTTGCTAAATCTAAAAACTGAGCGTCTGCTTTATATCTTGTATTATTTGGTAAATTTGTATTGCTTTGACTATCAAAACCTTGACTATTACTAAGAACTCCATTTAATAAATCTTGCTCTTTTTGTTTTGCATTTATCTCATTTTGTAATTTTTGGAGTTCTAATAATCCTTTTTGATAATTTAAATCCTTGTAAGCCTTATTAGTATTTATTGCTTGCTGTCTTAAAGCATTTTGCATGGCATATTGTCTAGCTCTTTGGTTATAATTCATTTGCCATTGCTGATCTGCTATATTTGCTCTTTCTTTTTGATAATCAAAGTTTCTCTCATTTTGCAAAAGCTGATTATTTTGCATAGCCTGATTAAATTCCATTTGTTGCTTTCTTAAATCTTGCTCTTGCTGAAACTTATTAGCTTTAACTTTATCATCAAAACTTTTGCTCATGATGTCATATAAGACACCACCGACTTTTCCTGCGTTTTGTATAACGCCTGTATCAGGATTAAATACTACTCTTTGTGGGTTATAAAATGCCATTTTGTTTCCTTTATTCTTTCTTTTAAAATAAAGGATTTAAGGAAGTTTGTGTATAATTTTAAAAGGTGTGGTGCCAAGGGTCGCCACCCTTAGCACTAAATTACCACCTAAGAAAGGCGGTGAAATAAGATGCTACAAATCTTAATAGTTATTATACTACTTTGTATTATTGTTGTCAATGCAAATTAACAATCAATAAACAAAGCCCCTTATACAAGGGGTTAAGATTTACCCTTTAAAACAAACTCCTTAAATCCAAATCTATTTAATTACTCCAAACATTTTGAAGTTTATTTTCCATATTCTTTCTTCTGTTTAGTTCTTCATTGGCTAAAAACTTATTAAAGTTATAAGCATCTTTTTGTAACTCATAATTCTTTTGTGCCATTTTTTGCTGATTATAAGCACCATATAAAGCACCAGCACCGCCTAAAACATTTCCCAATCTATCAAAATTAGTTATTTTGTTTGTATCGCTACTTTTAAATAACCAATCTCCAAAATTACTAAAAGAATTTTTTAATCCATTTAAAAAACCACCACTGCTACTTGCTAAATTTGGAGTAAAATTGCTTGTTTTCATCAAAGTATCTGCAAAGCTAGAGCCTAGTCCTGTACCACCTTTTAAAGCTGTTATAAAATCCATGATTTCTCCTTTATACTAAACTTAATAATTCTTTGCCTAGATCTATCTCGCTAACTTCGCCTTTTTTTAACTTATCGTTAAAATCACTAGTTCTTACATTATTATTTGCACTTGATAAATCTTCAGCTTTTTTGGCATTATTTGATTTTCCGACCAAATTAAGCAAGGTTTTCCAGCTGTCAATATTACCTTCGCCTAAACCATTTAATTTTGTTGCAAGTTCTGCCATAGCCTTTAAATCCGCATCAGGATAGGCTTTTCTTAACTCGCTTTCTACTTGTGCGTATTTAGCGATTAGTGCATCTTGCTCTTCTTTGTCTTTTTGCTTTTTATCAAGCTCTTCAAGCCTTTTTAATTTCTCATCAAGTCCATCAAGTCCTAATTCTTTTAAATACTGCTCTCTTTGTAATTCTTGTTCGCTTGGTTCTTTCTTTGGATTTTTTAAAGCTTCAAGCTCACTCATTAAAGCATTTAATTTGTTGTCATTTTCACTTTTATAAGCTTCAAACATCGCCTTATAATCAGGCTCGTTCTCATTAGCAACCTGCATAGATTCATTATCTTCTACTTGCGTAGGTTCATCGCCATTATTAGCAACTTGTCCTTTATCATCATCTGTTATGACATTTATTAAATCTTTTAAAGCATCATTTTCCATCTTCTTCATCCTTTATTTTATTGATTATTATGTCTAAAAAAGCCATAGTATCTAAAGCTTTTAACCTCACTTCTTTTTCGTTGTTATTTTTAGCTATATAAAAACATTCGCTATATTTTGCTTTTATAAATTCGATTAAATTCTTTCCTCCTTTGGTTTTAGATATATCACTTTTTATTTCAATATTAAGCATTAGTTTCTCCTTGCATTTGCGGATTAATATCTTCATTATTTTCAAAAGCAAATAAACTATTTACATTCTTTACACCTAAAATTGGTAATAATTCTTTAGTAAGTTCTTTACTAGCATTTATAATCCCATAAGCAGAATTTGCATCGCCTATGCTCATATACATTTGATATAATTGTGAAAAAACTTGCATGCTAGCTTGAATTCCTGCACGTCTAATTTCTTTATTCATGGCACCTGTGCCGGTTTGGATTTTAAATCTAAAACTAGGTATATCCTCTCTTTGAAAACCATTAAAAAAACTATCTTCTCCATACTTAAAAACAAGCATTGCAAATCTATCAAATAAAGGCTCTATAAAGGTTTCGTTATACTGTCTTATGTAGTCAGCACTTCTTCTTCCACCTTCTTGTGCTTTTATGCTTATTTCTGTTGCTGTTTCATTTTGTGCAGTTTGAGCTCCATTGTTTTGTGGACTAATTCCTGTTACCTCTGTTAGCTCACTTTCTAATAATTGCAAATTTATTCCAGAACTATTTATATTTGGAGGAGGCAGTATTTGAATTCCTTTGGGGTCATCTGTATATATAGGCTTTCCTAGGGTTTCTATATCTTCTCTGCTTATTCCCATTGATTTTGGTACTATTATTTTTGGCATAATATGAGATCTTACAGCATCGATTAAAAGATTTCTAGTTATATTAATTTCATCTTGCAAAGGCATAGCTGAAGCCATTATAGGCTCGCCATAAGCACTTACATAGTTTTCATTATCTATCTTTTTAAGTTGCGGTAGCATTGAACCCCAGATAAAAGGCTGTCCATCTTGCAAAGTAACTTCATTTCTAAGTAAATTATTTTCAAATAAGGTAGAAACCACCCACTCATCATCGTTTTTTCTTTCATAAATATCATAAAGCTTCACTTTTTTATATTCATCATCTTCATCAAAAAGCTTTTCAATTTCTATTTTTTTATAAAACCCTAGCTTTTGTCTTTCATGGATTTGATTATAAGTTAGATAAATTTCATTGACTATATAGCCTATATCTTCGCTATTTAGTGCATTTGGGTCAAAGAATATACTATCAATATCTACTCTTTCAATGCGTGGCATTCCTTTATGCCAAGTAAGCTTAGCTATACTTGTTCCCACAAGTAAAACATCTAAGAAAAGCGGTTGAAAAATCTTAAACATATTGATTTTACCGCTATAAAAATCTATGGCATTCTGCCATAGCTCTATAATCGTATCATCGCTATTAATGTAAGTTTCAATATCTGCCATTCTTTCGCTATTAAAATAAACTTCGTTTAGGCTAGTGATTAGGTATTTTACCTTAGAGTTTATTTTTGGTATGTAGATACTTGATTTATTTCTTTTTCTCAATTTTTGCATTACCTTATTTTCAAGCAAATAAGCATCTTGCAACTCTTTAAAGTGTGGTTTGTAATTTTCATATCCACTTTTACTTTCGCTAATGAGTTGTGTTAAAAACGATACTCTCTCATCATTAGTTCTTTTTGTTTTCATTCATAATTCTCCATATTGTTGTTTTGCTTAAATTTGTTATTTTTAAAATATCTTTTTCATTCACTCCTTTTTCAAATAAAAACTCCGCAAATTCTCTTTTAAATTTCTTTTTAGAAATATTATTAAATCCTGATACAAGCTCTAAAAATTCATTTGCAAGACTTGACTTTATAGCCTCATCGCTTAAATTTGAAAGCTTTTTTATTTTGTTTACATCAATTGCATCATAAATCATTAAAAATTCACCAGCCATCATAGCTCCAATCTTCATTAGTATTGTTTCTGCTGTATAGTTTTTCAAAAAAAGTTAGAGCCACCGCATCGCTAACATCAGGACTTTTGCCATAGTTCTTTTTTAATTGTTCTTTTGAAACTATCTTTAACAACCCTTTATCGCTATATTCATACTCAATCATTCTCATATCTTTTTTTAATTCCTCATCTTTAACAAGCTCCATGTGTTTTAAATTTTTCGCAAAGGTGAAATACATCTGCGCTCTTTTATTTAAGTATTCATTGCTAGTTGCAGAATTTGCAGAATTTGCCTCAAATACGGGCAAGCCATAATTTAACAAGACATCATACACGCCAACGCCAAGACCGCAAGTATCTATGAAAATACCTTTTGGTTTGTCTTCGCTTTGGTTATATTCAGCTAATATTTTATTTGCTAACTCCATGGTTCCAAGTTGTGAGTATTTTTTAATCTCATCAATTACAAAACCTTTTCTTTTTGCTAAAACACTTTTATCATCTCCATATCTTGCTACATCAAGCCCCCAAATATTCTCACCTTGCATTTTTTCAATACTAAAAGAGTTCTTGCTCATCGCATTTTCAATTTCAGTTAATGCAAAAAGCTCCGCACCCCCGCTATCTATAAACTCTCCATAAATTTCTTGTTTGACTACTTCGCTATCTTCGCCACCCACTTCTTCAATTAATTCTTTAATTTGCTCTTCTTTTAAAAATGGATTATCATAACTTGAGAATTGAAAATGTTTCCAATTTTTATCGCTGAGTTCTTTTCTGCAAAGTTCATAAAATAGATTTTTTCCTTTAGGAACTCCACCGATAATCGCTCTTGATTTAGGATTATCAAGCAACATAGGGCGTATGGCGTTATACCAAAGATATTCTCCTTTGCTGCCTTTTAAAATAATTCCTGCTTCGTTTAAAATAACAAGGTCATATCCAAAACCTTCGATATTTTCACTTCTTTCAGCACTTCTCATATGAAGTACCGCTCCGTTAATGATTAATTTCTTATCTTGTACACTCCAAGAATAAAAATCTTTTGGCAAGTTTTTTAACTCAGGTGTAAAATATAACTCGTAATAGTTTTGTAAGTTTGCTTGTATGGTATCCACCCATAATACATTTTGTCCTAAAAGCAAGTTTTCTATGACAAACTTAGCGCTTCCCCTTGTAAAACCAAGTCTTCTGCCCTTTGCTACAGTTATAAAGCGTGGATTTTTATCATCAAAAACTTTAAGTTGTGCCGGAGTGTAAGAAAAATCGATTTTTAATTTCATTTGATTTCACTTCTTATAATTTCTATTTTTTGAACATTATCGCTGACTACTTCTTGTTTATCCACATATCCATGTTGATTTTTTAGCAAGAACATACTAACGCTAGGAGTATAAGTACCGATTAAGGAATGGTTTAAAATATCCATTTCACACCTTTGTTTTGCATTTGCTACTATTTCTCCAAAATCTTTATCTTTTTCCCACTCATTTAAAGTTTGCATTGAAATCCCTAAATGCACAGCTAATCCCACTTTTGTTTTAGGTGCAAAAATAACACTTTCTTTAGTTTCTTTTAAAACAGTTTTTTCACTAAAGTAGTTTTCTATCTTTGATACAAGCTCTTCTTTTGTGATGCTTTTGCCATTAGTCATCATTCTAGCCATCAAGCCACCCCTTCTTTAAAATTAAATTCTTTGATTTCTAAGTCTAAAAAAGATTTTTTAAAACTAATAATCTCATAATCGCCTTTTAAAACATTCTTATCGTTTTCAAATAACGCATCTAACACGCATTTTACGATATTGTCTCCATCGCCATGCCTTTTGCTGTTAAATCCTATTTTTAAAGAAAACTCATATTTCTTTTGCTTATCAAAGGCTTGAAAACAGCTAATATTATTTTGTCTTCTAAACTCCATTTGCAAGAGTTTTTTAAAATCTAAATATTTAAGATAATCCCTGCACACAAATTTAGATCTTTGAGTCGTTCTTTTATAAGGTACAGGATTGCTTTTTAAATTAATTTTTAAAAAATACTTTTCCATTTCAGGCCTTCTTAAAATTAGCTTATTTTTTTAAAAGCTTTTTTGCTTTTTATAAAAATTTCAAACCTATCTTTGTTTTCATTAAAAAGTTTTGATTCTTCAATCTTTTCGATTTCTCTTTTTTCTTCTAGGCTTAAAACTTTCTCTATTTTTTTAACCGACAAAGGAATATTCAAATTTTTTCCTATTCTGTCTTGATTTTTGAAAATAAATTCAAGTAGGGCTTCTTTAAATTCATTATTTTCTAATGGTTCGCCATTTTTATAGGAGATTTGCTTAAAAGCATTTACGCAAACTAAGATATCAATTGATTTTTGGTTAATTTTAATCTTTTTACCATTTCCGCAGCTAGCAAAATACGAATATTCAAAATCTCCTTCATGTAGTCTAAAGCAAGCTTGGTTTTTATATTTATTTTTTAACCATTCTAAAAAAATTTCTTTGTCTTCAAAACGCTTTTTAAACTCGATTTCAGCTCTTTTGCAAACTCTTCTTAATTTCTCATAGGTTGTCCCTACGATATTCTCTCTTTCTAAAGTTTCGAAATAAAAATCTAAGAAAGCATGAATATCCTTAACGCTTTTGAGATATCTACCTACAATATCAGTTGCCTGAGCCTTATTAATTTCCAATAAGTCCATTAAAATTTGTATTTTTTCTTGCATTTTTTACTCCTTAAAAGCATCCTAAGATCTTGTCTTTGTTCTCATCTTTCATTCCGTAATACTCCATCAAGCTATCAACCACACTAGGATTGGCTTCTTTTTTTCTGTTAAAACGCTGATTTTTTCTTAGCTCGTTTTCTTTAGCATATTTAAGCCAAGTATAAAGACTGCCTGCAATGCTTGACATTCTTTTTCCATTTCTTTTCCATTCCCTAGCATCCCAATAACCTATAAAATCATTAGCCAACTCTTCACCAAAGTTTGTGCCATTTTTCTCATTAAAAGCTATTATTTGCCCCATAAGCTCATTAGCATTTGGGACTTTAAATTCTTTTTTTGCCATTTTTTCACATTCCTTTTCATCAAGTTTTAAAAAGCTCACTACAAAAGAGGCGTTTTGATTAAAAACGCGTTCTTTCTTTTCTTGATTATTTTTTAAATTTTCTAAATTCTCTTTTTTTATAAATTTATTATTATTAATATTTATATTATTTATAAATTTATTATCGCGTGCGTGCGTGCGTGTTTCTATATAATGCAAATTCTCTTTTTTTTCGTTTTCAGTGGTTAATTTTCTGTCGATTGATGAAGCATTATTTTTAAGAGTTTTGCTTAGCTTTTCATCACTGTTTTTAAGCAAAGATAAAGATTTGTTAAAATGTTTTTTAACTTGATAATTTTCATCTTTTAAAATCCACTCATAAAAATTTAAAGAGCCATTTCTAACCTTTTTAATTTCTAAAAGCCTAAGCTCGATTAATTCTTTTTTGGCAATTCTTAATCTATTTAAACTCATTCTTTGATTATTTTTAACTTTTATAAACTCTCTTAAATAGATTTCACTTACAATCGTTTTTTCACTAAGCTTTGCTAATTGAATATACAATGCCAGAGCATCAACACTAAGTCCTCCATAAGCTATAGTGTTTGATAATTTCAAATAGCCTTTTCTCTCTCTTAGGCTTTTACGCCCCAAAGCTACATCAAAACTTGCTATAAAACTTGGTATCACCAACCCTCCTTTATGTTATAATTTAAATTAAAAAGGTTTTTTATGTTTAATTCTTTCTTATCCGAAATGCTAAAAACCGCCACTTTAGAAAATTTAGTATATTTTTTGATAGGTGTTTTATTTGGTTTAAGTATCCGTCCTTTGTTTCTATATTTGACTAAAAAACAAAAACTAAAAAGAGTTTGTATTAAAGATATGAAGCTAGAAAACGATTTGACAAAAAGACTATATCCTAACTTAGGATATAAATTAGTTACAAAAAAAACTCCTTTTGAAATGGTTTTTAAAAAAGATAAATTTAAATACATTATTTGTCCTTACTACCGTGATAAAAAATGCGTTTTAGATAATGATAAATGCAAGATATTAAAATCCCAGCCGAAATACCAGCCACTAGAAACAGTCTAAAATGCAACATCATCAAAGTAAAAATAAATAATCCTATAATCTCAATCAATCTCTCAAGCATTTCATTCCTTAATCCGTTTTAAAAAGTCCTTTGCTATAATTTTTTTGCACCAAATCAAGAAAGGACTTATCAAAATGGATGACAAAGATTTAAACTTGTTAAAAAACATCCCTTATCTTATGGAAAAAATCGAAGAGTTAGAAAACAGGATAAAACAACTAGAACAAGCTGCACAACCTAAACCATACTCTACCCAAACTCCAAATTACTTAGGAGAAATCTAAGTCTTATCAAGGCTTAGAATATCCTTTTTACCTAGTTCTCTATAGTATTTTTCAAATTTTAAAAAATGAGCAATCCTATCCGTAATAAGCTCATTAATACTATTAAATCCGCCATCATTTGCCACACTTTGTAAAAGTTCAAAATACTCATCAGGCATCTTAACCTTTAGCTCAATCACTTTCATTCTCTATCCTTTCGCTTTCTACCGCGCTTGGGTATGTTTGTAACTCCCTTCATGGTTTTACTAAAAATTTCAGAATTTCCCCATGCTTCCAATGGAATATTAAATTCATCTTTTAATTTTAATGCGGTTTTTATATCAACTTTCCTATTGCCGTTAAGTTTTGCATACCAAGAGCTATTGGCTCCTCCAAATTTCAAAGTTATTTTTTTAATTAAATCTATTCTTTTCATAAATATAATTCTACAAAATGGATAATTAAAGCATTCTTAAAATAATCCGATTTGTAGAATTATAAATTATACAATATGTATAATTATTTTGAAATACAAGGTTATAAAATATGAATGGAGAGAATTTAAAGAAACTTTTAAAAAAGCATAATTTAACACAAAATGAGCTAGCAGAGAAATTAACTGCATATGGGTATAGAAATGGACATGGAATTAAAACCGCTGCAATTTCAAAATATGCATTAGGACAAAGAAAAATGACTGCAGAATTTATCGAAGCGGTTTTGAAAGTTCTTGGAGAAACGGATGCAAATGTTTTAATATCAGATGAGCCAATTGAGGTACAAAGAATTAGAATTACTGGCTCTGTAAGTTGCGGCTTGCCAATTAATGATGTTTATGAGTGTCAAGATGAATTTACTTATATACCATTATCACAAAGTAAATCAAATTTAAAAGCAGCTAGAGCGAATGGCGATAGCATGTTTCCTATAATTGAAGATGGAGACATTATTATATATGATACAGACAGTTCAAAACCAAGACATGGAGATCTTGTTGTTTATACCTATAATAATGAAATTGCTTGCAAGATTTTTGTAGAAAAGAAAGATGTTGGAGTTATTGAATTTAAACCAGTTAACCAAAGTGATAGTTTTAAAACGACTACTTTTAGGATTGATATCGATGATATCGATGATTTGAAAATCTATAAAGTTATAAAAATTCAAAAGACACCAAATAACGCAAAATCTAATTTAAAATTGGTAAATGAAAACTGAAACCTTTAAAAATTTTATAGAAGTGGTGGGATGAATTTAAATAAAATAATAATCTATATAAAAAATCCTTTTACATTATCATATATTATAGGAATTTTTGTTCTTATTTTAAACGTTAAAATCAATAATTTGATTATAACAATTATGGGATATCTTTTATTGTTTATTCCAGCATTTATAGATTTATATAAAATTACCAAAAGAATTAATATTGCTAAAATATATAATTTATTAGTTTTTTTTGGATTGTATTATATTGCTGAATTTTTTTCAAGAGATATAATTTACAATATAGTAGGTTATACTCCAGATAGTTATAATTATGTTATTAATATTTTTAATATTATAATTATTATCCCAGTAATAATTATATGTATAATGCTTATCTTATCACTATTGCTTGCAACATCTTTTTTATTAGTGATACTAAAAGAGATGTTTAAAACTTTATTTTTTCTAAATCTTGATTTTTTAGTTCAAAAAATTTTTAACTTTATAATAAAAACAACCCATTTTAAAAATAAAGTTCATATCTGCTTTTTTATATTTTTTGGAGTTGTGGTTATTTTACAGTGTTTGAGCTTTTCTACGCTCGGTTATTTTTATGTATTTAATTTTACTCCTAATATTATCCATATGACTTCGTATTATCAAAATAATACAATATGTTCAAAAGTTTCACCTAATGCTTATATACATTTATTGGGAGATAATAAGGTTTCAATATCACCATTTAATGAAAAATTTGCATTTCATTTGGATAAAAACACGCTATATAAATTTATGACTAAAGATTGTAATTAAAATAAAGAGGAAATTGCCAGTGAAAAAACTCATACTTTTACCATTGTTATCCACTCTAGCTTTTGCTGACTATACGCAATATAAACCAAGCGAAGAGTTTGCTAAGTATTTTACTAAGCAAAGTTGTTCGCAAGTTTTAGATAAATTCTATTATCTAAATTGCTATGATTATAATCTAAAAGGCACTAAAGCCGTAGCTTATAGATTAGAAGCGGATAATTTAAAAGGTGAACAAATCAAAAAACGCCCACGCTTTGAAGATGATACAAATATACCTAAAAAATACCGCACTACATGGAGTGATTATAAAAACAGCGGTTATGATAGAGGGCATACTATTTCTAATGCTTCAATGAGAAAAACAACTCAAGCCCAAAGAAGCACTTTTTTAATGAGTAATATTACTCCGCAAAATCCACAAATTAATCAAAAAGTATGGAATAAGATTGAAAAAAGAGAAAGACAAGTAGCTTTAAAGCTTGGAGAAATTGAAGTTTTAAATTTGGTTAATTATGATAGCAACCCTCAAAGAATAAGAAATCAAATTGCCATTCCAAGCTCTTACACTAAGATTTTAAAAGGCGAGAATTTTAAAGAATGTTATCAAGTGCCAAACCATGAAGTGGATGACGAGGGTATAAAAAAATATAAGGTTAATTGTGATAAATTTTAGCCCATAATATGGGCTAAATGTTTAACTTTTAAAAGCCTCCTTTAGGAGCTGCCGTAGCAATACCATCCTTAATAACAATAATAATATATTTTTTGCAATTAGGACATCTCTTTGTAAGATTTGCACTTCTACTATTTGTCTGATGTAGCATTATATTACAACAAGGGCATATTACTGTAATTTTCTCCATATCGGAAACACCTCCTTTCTTTTAATTTTCATAGATTATAACATCTGATAAATAAATCTCTCCTCAATACCCCATAAACCTTTTATATCCATCGCAACCAAGTTGATAACCGCCATCACAAGCTAAACCATAATATTTTTTTGCTTGTTTAAAATTTATCCTTACACCTTTTCCATTCTCATAAAGTCCACCAACAGCCCAACAACTCGCGCTATCTTTATACTTATCGCATAAAAGTTTTAAATTTAAAAAAGCTCGTCTTATGGTATCTGGTTCTAATAAAAATGCAGTATTTTTTTTACAGGCGCAAGGCATGTCTATTGCATCAGATTGTAATTTATCATTATAGTACAAAGGACACGCATAAGCCCGATTAATTTCAAAATCACTCATCTCTTTTAGTAGTTTTAGCCCCTCTATAGTTTTTGCATCATTGGTTTCACTCAAAACAAAATCTATCAATTCTGACGCTTTTTTCCAACTATCTAAAGCTATCAAGCGATTAATTTCTTTATACTTTTTATCTTTGTCTATATCAAGAGTTAAACCAACATAAGTCATTATTGTAATCAAATTAAATATATTGCTCTCAATTTTAAAATTTCCATCTATAGCAAAATTATTATAAATATACAAACAAGCTTCTTTATTCTTTTTATCATAGCAATCACTAAAAGATTTTTTGTATAGTTTTTCTTCTGAAAGGTTAAAATTTTTGTTTTTATAACCAACGGCGTGTTTTTCTATATATGCAGACATTTCAATATCTCTTCGCTCACATACATCAACCCCGAAGGCGTAAATATATATAAATAAAGCTAGTATTATTCTCAAATTTTAATCCTTCCAATTTTCTAAAAATGTTTTTAAGGATTTTTTTGGTTTTTCATCTTCAACTTCAACATCTATAATATCTTCTTCTTGGTATGACTTAGGATTGTATTTTCTAAATACAAAAAAAGGATTTTTTTCATTTGCAAAAATATACTGAAAAATCCACAATGCCAAAAATATAGGAATTCCAAAAAAAGCTCCAATAATTGTCAAATCAGCAACTAAACAAGCTATATGCAAAACTTTTAAAAGTCTTATTACAGAGCTATTGCTTACGGGATAATTAACTTCAATTCCTTTAAATGTCAATCTTAATAACACAGTCAAAGCAAATACATAAGCATATATTCCGACCGCGATACCCATCATTACTAAAATCACATCAATACCGTATAAATTTAAGCTTCTTAAAAATGAAATTAATAAAATTTTACTTATTACTGTCATTACTATTATAGGAATAGCAGAATCAAAAATAAAGTTTTTACATTTATCATTGCCGTAATAAATTTTTTTAATTGTATAAAATATTGTATAAATAAAAATAAAGCAAAACCCCCAAGTGAAAATTGTATCTATAAAAAGTATAGTTTCTTTGTAAGATGAATTAAAATATCCATCGCTATAATATATTAAAAGATAATTGACACATCCAATACACAGTATCGCTAAAAAAATTTTTATAATTAAATTCATAATCCTAGCTTTCATTATTATTTTTGTTTTTATTTATTCTTAAAAATTATAGCACAAATATTTTTTAAAAATTATCCAAATTGTATAAATTTTAAGTTTGTTTTAATTATCCATTTTGTAGAATTATTTCAACAAAACAAAAAGGATAAAAAATGAGTTTTACAGATCTTTATTTTGATAGAGAAGAAAAAAGAATTTCTAACTACGCAAGAGAATTAGTTAAAGATGAATTAGAGAGCAGAGAAAACTTTGCGGATATTTTTAACTCTTTGCAAGAATTTAAAAATATTTTAGAAGTAAGCTTGGAAGATGATGAAGATATTGCAGCTTCTTTGCAAGCCTATGGAGATGAGTTTATTAACGATACCTATGATTTATTGGAAAAAGTAAGGAAATTTGAGAAGAAATACGAAAAGCTTTATTAAAAGTTTAACAAGTTCTTTTTATTAAAGAACTTTCTTAAGCTTTTGACCGCTTGGAAATTAAGCTTTGCTATCGTGTTGATGGTTTTGAATAGCGGAAGGGTTAGCGAGTTATCCATAAACTTGGCTCGTTATTATTGTTTATAGTGCTATTTTTAAGGTTTTCTTGCACTTTAAAAACGACAGAAAACTAAGGGTTTAAGAAAAAGAAAGTATAATTATAAAGTTTAAGTGGCTAACTTGTCTCAGTGTTGAGAAAGGAGGCTCTAAAATGTGGGATAAAATTTTAACAATTTTAATCTTAATCTTAGAGCTAATTAGAGAGCTTATAAAACTCTAATATTTTTTAACACAGATAAATTTTAACTAAATCCGCTTAGCATAAACTTAAACGATTATACAATGCCGAGACTTGCGGATTTACTCGGCTTTATCAAAAATAAAAATAAATTTGATAAAATAACATTGTTTAAGTGGCTAATTTCTCTTGGTGGGGAAGGAGCTGTTTTTGATGATAGAGAAGTTTTTAAAAATTGCTTTTTTATTGTTAGAAATAGTAAAAAAGTTGATTGAAATAATCAATCAACTAAACTAAAAAACCACTAAAATTATAGAATAGCCTTGCTTAGCCTATACTTAAACAATACTCACGCCAAGAGAGCAAGGCTCTTGGCTTTTCTTAAGCTCCTTTAATGCTTAAATGGGGCAACTTTAAAACTACTTATTTTACATTCATGAGAATTTGTCTTTTTTGTTTTTTAGTTTTTATTTTCCTTTTTAATAAAGAACTCAGTTGCTCCTTTTAAGCATTAATCTAAAAGGAGAAAAAATGAAAGCTTATCACACAAAAGAACAAGTCATCATTAAACTTAGCAAAGATGAATATAGAAAAGAAATGAAGCTAAATAAGTCTTTAAAAGATGAAAATAAATCTTTAAAAACTGAAATTTCTAATCTTGAAAATGAAAAAATAGAACTTTTAAAAGAGTTAAAAGACCAAATAGAAGCAAATATGAAAAATATAAAAGAAATTAGCTCTTTGCAAAATAAAATTTATGAGCTTCTTTATGCAAAAGAAAGGTCAAAACTATGTTCTTGATATTTAAAAAGAATGAAAAAATCAGAAACTTAGAAAAAGAAGTTCAAAGGCTAAAAGGTGTAATAGCATTAAAAGATACTGCTATAAATGAAATGTCATTAAAGTTTGAAGAAGAAATTAAAATCAATGTAGAACTTAGTAATTTTCGTATAAAAATCCTTGATGCTTTAGGACTTATAGGGGTTAAAAATAATGATGAAATAGCCATAAAAGAAGTAAAAAGATTAAAGGATAAAGAATGTCAGTAACTACAATATCACAAGAAAAACAAGTCTTAAATATTTTATTAAACAAAGGAAAAATAGATAATTTTTATTGCATAGATACAAGAATTACTACAAGACTTGGAGCTTATATTTATAATCTTAGAAATAAAGGTTATGCAATAGAAACAGTTAGAAACAAAGAAACGAGAAATACTTTTTATATTTTAAAAAGCACTCCAAAAATAAAAAAGGCAGGATAAGATGAATTGTAAAATAATTGATTTAGAGCAGGGTAGTGTGGAATGGCTAAATTTTAGAAAAGGAAAAATAGGTGCATCGATGGTAGCATCTTGTGTAGGTATCAAAGGTGCTTTTAATTCCAAAGAAGAAGCAAGAGATATCATTTTAGGACTTAAAGAAGTCTATCAAAATGAAGCCATGAGAAGAGGCAATGAATATGAGCCTTTGATTAGAGCTAGGGTTGAATTTTTACATTCTGTGAGTATCACTCCTGTAGTTTTGCAAAGTCTAGAAAATGAAATGTTTATAGCAAGTTTAGATGGAATAGATGAAAATGGAATTATTTATGAGTTTAAATACTCGCAAGATGAGTATGATTTTATCAAAAGAAATAAAAAGCCAAGTGATAAATACTACGCTCAAGTGCAATTTCAACTCTATATCAGTGGTAAAGAAAAATGTATATTTGTAGCTATGAACAAAGAAGAAGAGATTGTAGAGTGCGAAGTTTCAAAAGATGAAGCTTATCAAGAATGGTTGGTTAAAAATATAAAGCAATTTATATTAGATTATATCATAGATCAAAAAAGCGATTATAAAGAGCTTGAAGATACTAAAGCAAAAAATCTAACGATTGAAATTATAAGGCTTGAAAACACGATTAAACCTATTAAAGAAAAGCTAGAAAGTCTTAAAAAAGAACTCATAGCCTTGGCAAATGGAGAAAAAGCAAGATGTTTGGATATTACAATTTATCCGCAAAGTAGAACTATAATTGATTATAAGGGCTTTTTAGAGCAAAAAAATATTACTGTACCTAAAGAATTTTATAAGGAAAGTACTTCAATGTGTTTAAAAATCAAAAAAGGAGCATAAAATGAGTAATGAAGTTGTATTAAAAGAAGAAAATAAATTAGAAATAAATTTTAATCCTTATGAGTTGGCTTTGGTAAAAGGTGATTTATCAAAACTTAGTGATGTAGAACGAGCGAGTTATGTTAAAAATCTTTGTGAAAGTTTAAACTTAAACATGCTTACAAAGCCTTTTGAATACATAGTATTAAATGGCAAACTTACTTTATATGCAAATAAATCAGCAACAGATCAGCTAAGACAAATAAGAAAAGTAAGTATTACAAAAACAGAAGTGGCACAAGTTGGCGATATTTATATGGTTACAGCCTACGCAGCAACACCAGATGGAAGAACTGATTGCGATACAGGTGCTTTAAATATTAAAAATTTAGGTGGCGATAATTTAGCAAACGCAATAATGAAAGCTATCACAAAAGCAAAAAGGCGTGTAACCTTAAGTATTTGCGGACTTGGAATGCTTGATGAGAGTGAATTAGAAACAATAAAGGAAAAGCGATTTTTAAATCCAAATGAAGATTTAAAAGTTTGGGGTAGTGATGAAAAAGCTATAGAAAATAAAGCAAAAGAGATAAAAGCTTTAGGTGCTGAACTTAGAAAATTTATGAGTGATAATGGTTTAAACACCCAAGAGCAAAACAATTTTATAAAAAAACATTCTTTATTTACAAGTGAAAAAATACGAGAAGTTCTAAGTAATAAAGATGAATTTTTAACACAATTAAAAGGAGAATTATAATGTTACCAGCATTTAAGGCAAGTTTTGAAGTGGCAAATTATTCGCCAAGCGTAGAGTATTTAAGTGAAGGTGGGCTTTATAGCGGAGTTTTCCGCAAAGCCTTTTTATATGATAAATTGGCAAGCGATGGAAGCAATAATACTTTTATTTGTTTTGAATTTTTAACCAGAAAAGAGCAAAAACTAGCTATTTTTAATCTTTTTGTAGCTAAAAATAACGATTTTAGCTATATCAATAAAAATGGAGAAAAAGAAAATTATTTAGGATTTAGACAATTAAATGCTATTATGAAATTCTTTGGAATTGATGAACTTGATTTTAGCGAAAAGGGAAATGAGAATGTTTTTGGGGTGCAGACTGAAGTTATTTATCTAAATTCTTTAGTTAATAAACTTTTAGTTTTAGGTTTTGGAACAGAAGAATATTTAAGTAAAAATGGAGAACTTGCTAACAAAATCTTTCTTGATAGAATTTTTAATGAAAAAATGCAAAGCATGGATGAGTTTCAAAATAATAAAGAGCCTTTATCTATAAAATCTTTTAAAGCAAGGCATAAATCTTTAAATAACGACAATAATAAATCATTTATTCCAAAAGAAAATCAAAGCTATAATCCTTATGGAAATGAAGTAAAAAACAATAACAATGAAAAATATATCGAAATAGGAGATGATGATGAAAGTTTGCCGTTCTAATTATCTTGAAATTGTAAAAATCGTTCCATTTAGCGAGAGGAGAAGTTGCTTTTGTCATTTTTTAAGAAGCAATGGGATTGCAATTGAAAAAATAAATTATAAAAATCACATAAGTAAAAAAGAACTCAGAAAGGCTTACAAAATTTACAAAAGTAAGCCAAGCGGAAGAAATTACTTTCATGAAAAAAAGCTTATTGTGAAAGCTTTTGAAGATGTTGAAAAATTTTTAAGGAATAAAAATGAAACTAAATTTATATAACGACCATTTTCAAAATTTTAAAAGATATAATATACCAAAAGCACAGCTTGTAATAGCTGATATTCCTTATAATCTAAGAAACAATGCTTATGCTTCATCTCCTGAATGGTATATAAATGGGGATAATAAAAATGGAAAAAGTAAAAAAGCAAACAAGGCATTTTTTGATACAGATAATGATTTTAAAGTTAGCGAATTTATGCACTTTTGCTCAAAAATGCTTATAAAAGAACCTAAAGAATGCGGTAAAAGTCCTTGTATGATTGTTTTTTGCTCTTTTGAACAACAAGCAATGTTAATTGAAGTAGCTAAAAAATATGGCTTTAATCATTATATAAATTTAGTTTTTAGAAAACAAAGCTCATCTCAAGTTTTAAAAGCAAATATGAAAATAGTTGGAAATTGTGAATATGCTTTAATCTTATATCGTGAAAAACTTCCAAAATTTAACAATGATGGAAAGATGATTTATAACTGCATGGATTGGCAAAAAGATGAAGGTATTCCTAAAGTACATCCCACACAAAAGCCTGTTAAATTGCTAGAAAGATTAATCACTATTTTTACAGATGCAGGCGATGTTGTTATAGATCCATGTGCTGGAAGTGGTAGCACTCTTTTAGCAGCTACAAATTTAAACCGCAAAGCTTATGGCTTTGAGATTAAAAAAGACTTTTTTAAAAGTGCTAATGAAATTATGTTTAAACATATAGAAAGAAGTCTATTTGCTTAAGTAAAATTTTGATAAAATAATAAAAGAATAATTATTAATAAAGAAAGAAATATATGTCAGAGCAAACTTATGAGTTAAGATTTGAATATTTTAATGAAGAAAATGCTACATTATTTTTCCAAAAAATTACAGATTTTTTACTAAGTATTGATAAGTTGAATAATTCATTAGTATCTGTTTTTGGTATAGAAATTGATATAAATATTCAAATTAAATCTATAGAAAAAGGCTCTATAAGAATATGGATTGTC